GTGCGGGAGCAGTCATTTCGGACCACTCTTGCCGAGTAGCGCGCCTAGTAGATTCCAAAGGCGCTCTTTCTGTCGAGTGCCGTTGACGCTCTCTAAACACCCTCTCCAAGATGGCGCTTTCGTCCTTCTCTCCGGGCTGGCGCGTGGCCCAAATCTGGGCAAACACCTCAATCGAAACGGATATCTCTCGCATGACGGCTCCCCAATTGGATCGACGCATCAACACTAACTCAAAGCCCCTCCGGAGTCCAGAGAGTAATCTCTAATACAGAGATTACTCTCTGATGTTACCTTCTTCGACGCGACCGAGGGCGGCAAACGCCTGCGGTGTGGCGCGCGGCTCTGGACGGTGGCGGTCTCGACCTTCAAGGCCGAGACCTACCGCTTCCTCCGGCTGGAACGGCCCACGGCAGAGGAACGCGCCGAGGGCGCGGCCTTTCCGTCCGGCACGATCCACCTGCCGACATGGGTGGAAAGCGAATGGCTGAAGCAGGTCGTGGCTGAACAGCTGGTGACGGTCCGCACGAAGCGGGGCTTCGCCAAGCTGGAATGGCAGAAGCTGCGCGAGCGCAACGAGGCGCTGGATTGCCGGGTCTATGCCCGCGCCGCCGCCTGGATCGCAGGCGCGGACCGCTGGACCGACGAGAAATGGCGCGACCTCGAGGATCAGCTCGGGGCAGCGCCAATGGAAATGGATGCCGCGGGGCGGGTCAACCGGCCGCAGGCCGCACCCCAGGGAAAACGGCAGTCGGACTGGCTTGGCCGACGCGGAGGATGGTTCTGACATGACCGACTGGACGGAAACCGAGCTGTCGGCGCTGCGCCGGGCCTATGCCAGCGGCACGACCCGGGTGAGCTATGACGGCAAGTCGGTGGATTACGGGTCGGCCGAGGATCTGCTGGCGCGCATCCGCACCATCGAACGCGCCATCGCGGGGACAACGCGGCCGCTGCCGGTGGTCGGGCTGGCGGGCTTCATCCGCGGGGATCGCTGATGCCGGCAAGCTGGTTCGACCACGCCATCGCCTCGGTCGCCCCGCGTATGGCGGCCCGGCGTGTGCTGGCGCGGCAGGCGTTCGAGACGCTGACCCGGGGCTATGACGGTGCGTCCAAGGGGCGGCGCACGGACGGCTGGCGCGCGCCGGGATCCTCGGCCGACACCGAGATCGGCGTGGCCGGGGCGCTGCTCAGGGACCGGATGCGCGACCTCGTGCGCAACAACCCGCATGCGGCCAAGGCGGTCGCGGTGCTGGTCAACAACATCATCGGCGCCGGGATCATGCCGCGCGCCGCCAGTGGCGATGACAAGCTGGACCGAACAGTTGACGCATTGTTCGCCCGCTGGACAGCCGAGTGCGACGCCGACGGCCAACTCGACTTCTACGGCCTCCAGACGCTGATCTGCCGGGAAATGGTCGAGGCAGGCGAGGTGCTGGTGCGCCGCCGCCTGCGGCGATCCTCGGACGGGCTGCTGGTGCCGCTGCAGCTGCAGGTGCTGGAGGCCGACTTCCTCGACGCCACGAAATCCGGCGTCCTCGGCGCGGGACGCCTCGTGCAGGGGATCGAATTCGATCCGGTCGGCAGGCGACGGGCCTACTGGCTGCACAGCGCGCATCCGGGCGATGCCTGGGGAGCCTTACAGAACGGGTTGCAGAGCCGCCCGGTCCCCGCCAGCGAGATCGCTCATGTCTACGAGAAGCAGCGCACGCAGGCGCGTGGCGTGCCCTGGGGCGCGCCGGTCATCCGGTCGTTACGCGATCTCGACGACTACGAGGTGGCCGAACTGGTCCGCAAGAAGACCGAAGCCTGCGTCACCGCCATCGTCTTCGGGGACGACGAGGCGCAGCAGGGCATCGCCCCCGCGGTGGTCGACGCCGATGGCAACCGTGTCGAGCAGTTCGAGCCGGGGCTGATCGCCTATGCGCGCGGCGGCAAGGACATCCGCTTCAACCAGCCTGCCGCCACCGGCGGCTATGGCGAATACAAGCGGGCCAGCCTGCACACGATCTCGGCCGGGTTCCGGGTGCCCTACGAGTTGCTGACCGGAGACCTGTCCCAGGTCAACTATTCCTCGATCCGGGCGGGGCTCGTGGAGTTCCGCCGCATGATCGACGCCGTGCAATGGCAGCTCTTCATCCCGATGCTCTGCGCGCCGGTCTGGCGCTGGTTCACAGAGGCCGCATGGGCGGCGGGCCGGATCCCGTCGCCGGATGTCCCGGTGGAATGGTCGCCACCGAAGTTCGATGCCGTCGATCCCTACAAGGATGCGATGGCCGACCTGCTGGCGATCCGGACCGGCACCATGACGCTGGCGCAGGCCATCGCCCGGCAGGGCCACAACCCGGATGCGGTGCTAGCGGAAATCGCCGCGACGAACGCAAAGCTCGACGGCCTCGGCCTCGTGCTCGACAGCGATCCACGCCGCGTCACCAAGACCGGCAGCGCGCAGGCGGGCGACCCGACCGTCGAACCGGCTGCCCCCGCATCCGAACCAGAGAAGGAATAGGGCCATGCCCGACACGATCACGGCGGCCCCGGCCGCCCTGCCGATGCAGCTGCGGCGCGCGCCCATTCTGCCCGCGACCGTCAACACCGAGGCGCGCTCCGTCGACGTGGTCTTCACCACCGGCGCGGCCGTTCGGCGGCGGCGCTGGACCGGCTGGGACACCTCTGTGCCCTTCGACGAGATCCTCGAGGTCAGCGACAGGGCGGTGGACCTGACGCGCCTCAATGCCGGAGCGCCGGCGCTCGACAGCCATTCGGTCTGGTCCTCGCATTCGCAGGTGGGTGTGGTCGAACGCGCCTGGATCGAGGGCATGGAAGGCAGGGCAACCATTCGCTTTCCCCGCGAGGGGCTGGACTAGGCCGCCGACCGCATGTTCGGCCTGATCAGCGACGGCATCATCCGCAAAGCCTCGGTCGGCTATTCCATCGAGCGGGTGAAGGTGGTCGAGCCCGCCGCGAAGGGCGAGGTCGAGCAGCGCATCGTCGAGCGCTGGACACCGCTCGAGGTCAGCTTCGTGACCGTTCCTGCCGATCCCCGCGCACAGGTCCGCGCCGCCGATCAGGCCAGCTATCCCGTCGAGATTGTCGATACCCGCATGCAAAAGGAGGCATCCATGCCTGAGAGCACGACCACCGTGGCCGGGGATGTCCCCGCCAGCACCGAGACCCGCCAGGCGCCCGTGGCGGCGCCGGCGCAGCCCGAACCGACTGCCTCGCGCGTGCCGGAACCGGCTCACGCGCCCGACACCGAAGCCATCGCGACCCGCGCCCGCGAGGTCGAGCGTGACCGCGTCTCCACCATCTACGATCTGACTGGCCGTCTTAACCTTGAGCGCAGCTTCGCCGAGGATCTGGTCAAGCGCGGCGTCAGCGTCGACGAGTCCCGCCGCCTGATCCTCGATCAGGTCGCCGCGAAATCCGACGAGACCCGGACCTTCCCGCATGTCTCGGTCCCCCTCGGCGGCCGCGACGAGCGCATTACACGTCGTGATGCGGTGGCGAACGCACTCCTGCACCGCTACAGCCCGACGCTCTTCCCGCTCGAGGAAGCCGCGCGCCAGTATCGCGGCATGACGCTGCTGGAACTGGCCCGCGAAAGCCTCGGCAATGCCGGGGTCAATACGCGGGGGCTGTCGCGCGACGAGGTGGCCACGCGCGCGCTGCACTCGACCTCGGACTTCCCCGAGATCCTCTCGGCCGTTACGAACAAGACACTGCGCCAGGCCTATGACGCCTATCCCCGCACCTTCGCGCTCTTCTGCCGCCAGGTGCTGGCCACCGACTTCAAGTCCATGCACCGCGTCCAGCTGGGCGAGGCGCCACAGCTTATGGAAGTGGGCGAAAGTGGCGAGTTCAAGCGCGGGACTCTCGGCGAGAGCAAGGAGAGCTACCGCGTGAAGACCTATGGCCGGGTCGTGGCCATCACCCGGCAGGTGCTGATCAACGACGACCTCGACGCCTTCACCCGCATCCCGGCGATGTACGGCAACTCCATCGCCCAGCTGGAATCGGACGTGGTCTGGGGCATCATCACCTCGAACCCGGCGATGGCCGACGGCAACGCGCTGTTCCACACCACGCACAAGAACCTCGCCGGCACCGGTGCCGGGCTGGATATGGCGAGCGTCGGCGCGGCGCGGGCGGCGATGGCCCTGCAGACCGGCCTCGACAAGAAGACGGTGCTGAACATCCGCCCCGCCTTCCTGATCGTCCCCGCGGCCCTCGAACTGAAGGCCGAGCAACTCGTCGCCCAGAACCTCGTCCCCGCAGACAGCGCCAAGGTCGTGCCGCAGTCGATCCGGACCCTCTCGCCGATCAGCGAGCCGCGCCTTGACGCGGCCAGCGCCACTTCCTGGTATCTGGCGGCCTCGCCCAACCAGATCGACACCATCGAATACGCCTATCTGGAAGGCCAGCAGGGTGCCTATATCGAGACCCGCAACGGCTTCGATGTCGATGGGGTCGAGATCAAGTGCCGCCTCGACTTCGGCGCCAAGGCC